ATAAAAACAGAAGTGAAAGAGGAAGAAAAAGAAGTAGAAGAAAATTTACAAAAAATATATATTGGTCCCACAATAGCTGCTTTTTCTTTACAGGAAAATACAGTTTTTGTAAATGAATATCCATTTAATGTTCAAGAAGCCATTAAAAAATATCCACTTACAGAAAAATTATTTATAAATATAGAAGATTTAAAATCAAGAAATAATGAATATTATAGAACACTTTATAATACTTTAAATAATGAATTAAGGGGGAATATAAATGGCATTTAATCATGGTATTACAGCAACTGAAAGTCCTACAAAATTAATTGCAGCAGTTAGTGATAGTATAACTCCAGTATATGTTGGAACTGCTCCAATAAATCTGTGTAAAGAAAGAAACATAAATGAGCCTGTTTTATGTAGCTCTTATGCAGAAGCAGTAGAAAATTTTGGATTTTCAGAAGATTTTGAAAAATATACATTATGTGAAGCAATTGATGTCCATTTCTCAAAATTTAATATAGGTCCAATTATTTTAATAAATGTTGTAGACACAACAAAACACATAAAAGAAGTAACAAATAAAACAATTACTTTTGTAGATGGAAAATATTTGATAGAAGATATTGGAGTTCTTCCTGAAACTGTTGTTATAACTACATCATTTGAGCATACAAAAAGTTTTAATGATAAAGGGCAGCTAGTTTTAATTCCAAATGAAACAAAGACAGATCCTATTGAAGTAAAATACAGCATGATTGATTTAGAAAAAGTAAAAGAAACAGATATTATTGGTGGAATAGATGGAGCAACTGGAAAGAAAAAGGGATTAGAAGCAATTGCTGAGGTCTTTCCTAAATATAGAAAAGTTCCTAGTTTAATTTTAGCACCAAAATATTCCAGTAGTTCAACTGTTGCAGCAGTAATTGAAGCAAAAGCAAGAAAAATAAATGGACATTTTCAAGGTCTTGGACTTGTTGATTTAGATACATCAAAAGTTAAGAAATATGGAGATACTGTTGTAAATAAAAATACAAACAACATCTCATCAACTTTTTTGGATGTAAGTTGGCCGAAAATTTCTTTAGGAAAACAACAATATAATATCTCTACTCAAAAAGCAGCATTAATCCAAATGTTAGCTAAAGATAATGAAGATATTCCGTATAGATCACCTTCAAACAAAAATATAAAAGGTGATGGAGCAGTTCTTATTGACGGTACTCCAGTAAGGCTTGGACTAGATGAAGCAAATTATTTAAATAGTCAAGGAATTTCTACAATTATAAATTGGACTGGTGGTTGGAGATTTTGGGGTAATAGAACATCTTGTTATCCAGCAGTATCTGATCCAAAAGATGCATTCATAGTAAGTAGAATGATGTTTAACTGGGTTATCAATTCTCTTGTTTTAACATATTGGCAAAAGATTGATGAACCAACAAATAAAGTATTAATAGAAACAGTAACAGACAGTATCAATATTTGGTTAAATGGTCTTGTTGCAGCAGGTAAATTAATAGGTGCTAGAGTTGAGTTTAGAAGAGAAGATAATCCTCTAACAAGTTTAGTTGATGGAAAAATTAAATTTAAACTATATTTCACACCAGCACTTCCAGCTGAAGAAATTAAATTTGATTTAGAAATTGATGTTAAATATTATGAAAAATTATTTTAGGAGGTAAAAATGGCTAAAACAATAGGGCTAATCCCTGAAAAGATAATCAATTATAGATGCTTTATAGATGGGGAAATGTCTCCAACAGCTTTAGTTGATGTAGACTTACCAGATATTCAATTTATGTCTGAAACAATCAGTGGAGCTGGAATAGCAGGAGAGATAGACTCACCTACATTAGGACATTTTTCTGCATTTGAAATTGGAATGAATTTTAGAACATTAATAAAAGATAATTTTAAAATGTTCTCTCAAAAAATATATGCTTTAGAATTTAGAGCAGCAACTCAATCTACTGATATGAGTGGTGGACAAATAAATAAAGGTAAATTAAAAGTTTCTACCAGAGTTATTCCAAAAAGTTTAGCACTAGGAAAATTGGAAGTTGGAAAGCCTTCTGGTTCTAATCAAAAATTTGCATGTGATTATTTGAAAGTTGAAGTAGATAATGAAACAGTATTAGAAATAGATAAAATCAATATGATTTTCAATGTAAATGGTGAAGATTTATTAGCAGAAGTTAGAGATGCAATAGGAATGTAGGGGGAAAAATGACAAAAATAAAGAATAAAATAAAATGTAAAAAAGATGATAAAGATATTGAAATATCTGAAATAAACATAACAAAAGATATGCTTTGTCCAAAACATCTTTTAGAAGCTGAAAAAGAATTTTTATTAATGGGTGGAATTTTTCCACAAGGTGGAATGGAAGAATCAAGACATTACCTAACAATATTAGCAACTAAAATATTAAATTGCTCTTATGATGATTTAGTTGAAAAGCTCTCTGGAAGTGAATTTTTAGAGGTCACAAATCAAGTCAAGGGTTTGTTCGATGGCTTGGGGTTAGAAGCACTAGTTTCAAAGATCTTAGAAAAACAATCTTAATCCTAAGCAAAGAAAGTAAATCTGGTATAGAGTTTTTCTTAAATATTTCATTTCAAGAATTTTTTGAATGGACAACAGATATGGGAGAAATTCTTGAAAGACAAACACATATATAAAATAAGTGGTTGCTTTTTGATGAGATTTGTTATAAAATCTTATCAAGAGGTGATGAGTATGTTAAAAGCTATAAAAAATTGGTATAATAAACAACAAGCTATATCAAATAAATATAAAAAAGAGGCTATAAAAAATTTTACAGAAGCTGGAATAACTATAATAAATATCAAAAAACTATTCTTTAAAATTATTCCAATAATAGCAACTTTAGCAATAGTTTTTACTTTATGTAACTATATTGCTCCATTTTTTCTAATCATTTTTATACTCTTTGTTATAGCTATAATTAGCATACTTCAATTGATTTTTTAAAAAATAAAAGATAAAGTTAAAACCACTTATCAAAAAAAGGTAAGTGGTTTTTTTATTTGCTTGGAGGGTTTATGAAAGAAATTGGAATTTCTTTTGGGATAGGAGCAGCACTAGGGGCAGGATTTATTAAAACGTTCTCAACTGCAAGTAAAGGAATTTCTGGTCTTAATCAAGAAATTATAAAACTACAAAGAACTCAAAAATTATTAGAAAAATATGATGGTGATAAAAAAGCCTTAAAAGAAAAAATTGAAGTTATAAAAAAGACTAAATTAGCAATAGCTGAACTAAAAACAAGTATGAAAGATGAGAAAAATCAGACAGCTGAAAATGCAAAAGCCTTACAGAATTTAGAAAAAAAATTAAATTCATTAAATAGCTCTTATTCAACTGAACTAAAACATGTGAGAGAAACAGCAAAGGTGTTAAGAGATAAAAAAGTAGATATAAGTAACACAGCAAAAACATATAAGGAACTTCAAAAAGAAATAGATAGAGCTAATGAAGCAAGTAAAAGATTTGCAAAAGCTGAAGCATCTAAAAAGGTAGCTGATAGATTTTCAAAAATAGGTGGAACTTCTATGAAAGTTGGAGCTGCTGGACTTGGATTAATGTATAAACCTGTACAACAAGCAATAAATGCTGAAAGTAACTTTGCAGCTGTAAAAAAGCAATTTGATTTTAAAGATAAAGATGAAGAAGAAAACTTTAAGAAAGAGCTTCATAAGATTATTACTGAAAAGAAAATTGCAATTGGTCTTGATGAATTATATGCAGCAGCGGCAAATGCAGGTCAAACAGGGTTAAATAAAGATGAAGCTATTCAATATATAGAACTTGCATCTAAAATGGGTATGGCTTTTGATATGAATAGAGAAGAAGCAGCTAATGCAATGTTTAATATGAGAAATTCCTTAAATTTATCTTACAATGGGCTAGTTGAACTTACAGATAGAATAAACTATTTAGGAGATAAAACAGGAGCTAGTGCACCAGCAATAACAGATTTTGTTAATAGAATAGGAAGTATTGGAAAAGTTGCAGGATTTTCAGAAAAACAAGTTGCAGCTCTCGGAGCATCATTAATTGAACAGGGAATGGAAGCAGAAGTTGCAGCAACAGGAGCAAGAAAAATACTTGTGGCTTTAAGTAAAGGAAATGCTACTACAAAAAATCAAGCAGAAGTTTATAAATCTTTAGGAATTGATCCTGTTAAATTAGCAAAAATAGCACAAGAAGATAGTGAAAAAGCATTATTTATGGTTTTTAATGAAATTAAAAAGAAAAGTAAAGATGAACAAACAGCTATTTTAACACAATTATTTGGTCAAGAGGGTTTAGATGCAGGGTCCAAATTCTTAAATAATATGGATAAACTAAAAGAAAATTTAAATAAAGTAAATGGAGAGGAAGCTAAGGGAAGTGTAGATAAAGAAGCTGATATAAAGAGAGGTACAACTGAAAATCAACTTGCAATAACTATGGGAAAACTAAGTATAGCAGGAAGCCAATTAGGAGCATTATTACTTCCTGAAATAAATAAAATAATTACTAGCTTTTCAAATTTATTGACAAAAATAACTGAATTTCAACAACTACATCCTGAAGGTTTTAAAATATTTATGAAAATTTTTGGTTATGGTTCAGTTGCATTATTAGGATTTGGTAGTGCTTTAAAAATTATTTCAGGTGGAATAAATATGTATTCTAACTATATGAAAGTAGCAGGTTTTATGACAGAACATAAGTTTGGTCCAAAAATATTTTCTGTTGGGAAAAAGCTAATAGGTGGAGTTGGAAAAATTGCAAAAGGTTTTAAGGCATTAAGTCTTACTGTTTTAGCAAGTCCTGTTACTTGGATAATTGCTGGAATTTTAGCTTTAGTAGCTGCTGGTTATTTATTATATAAAAATTGGGATACTGTAAAAGCCAAAGCTGCTGAATTAAAAGATAAAGTAGTTGGGCTTATTGACAAATTCTGGTTTTTTATGGGTCCTCTAGGTTGGATTGTAAAAGCTGGAATGACTGTATATCGTAACTGGGATACTATTAAACAAAAAGCAGGAGAATTAAAAGATA